TGACCTACATCAAAAAAGCCGACAACGGCTGTTATATCCTCTGCCCGGAGCCTGATGCTTCGGGCATTTCTTATGCCGGGACGCCGTACCAGCTGTTCGACCGCGATCAGATGGGCGATGAGCTGGAAACGGTCATGCTGGAGCAGACCGACATCGGCAGCTGGATCATGGAATCCAAAAGTGCCATCGAGGATGCCGACGAGATGAACGTGGATCAGGCTTATCGCCTGACCCTTCTGGAGTTGAATGTCTCCGATACGGATGACACTGAGAATACCTGATAGGAGGAAAACGCAATGAGCAAAGCAACGGAAATGGTTCTGTATCGCACCTGCAAGCGCATGATCGAGCGCGGCAGTACCGATGGTCTGGCGGAGAAGATCGATATTTTCTACGCCGCCGGCAAACTGACCGATGAGCACTACGCCGAGCTGACCGGTATGCTCGCCGAGAAGAAAGAGCAGGTCTAACCTATGGAGCATGAACGCTTTATCGCCCGCCGTCGGGCCCGCTTCGTCGGGATTGACGGGCGTGTGAACATCCCTTATGGAACCGTCCTGAGTAATCAGGGCGGTTTTCTTATACACCAGAATAAGCGCGTATGCACTGTGAGCAGCCAGAACGCTCTGGACTACTTCGTGCAGGACGACGACGGCGCTGGTGACCTGCGGGGGAAGCTGGTTGACAGCATCCAGCGGTGCCTTGAGCGCCGGGATGCGGACTATCAGACCCGCTGGAACCGGGTTTGGGCATCGGCACTCTGCCAAAAGTACCGCCGCCCGGAGTCCGAAGACTACTGGCTGTGGGCGAGAGCGTTTTTTGATGCTCCGATTTTTGATTTGCAGGCAATCGCCGCGCTGGTTCAGTGAGGGGGATGGCTGTGAATCTGAAAGAATTATTCTGGAGCGGTGGCGGGATGGTTTTGGTGCTGCTCTCGCTCATTGAGGTTTCGCCCATCAAGATCAATCCGTGGAGCAGGCTTGCGAAAATCATCGGACACGCCCTGAATGCTGAAGTGCTGGAACAGCAGAAGCAGACCCAGAAAAAGCTGGAGGAGCATATCCAAGTTGATGATGAGCGCAATGCCAATCTTCTGCGTACCCAGATCCTGCGCTTCAATGACGAACTGATTGATGATAAGCACCACACGAGGGAGCATTTTATCGAGATTTTGGCCGTCATTGATGCCTATGAGGACTACTGCCGCAGTCACCCCGACTACAAAAACAACCGCTGCATCTGTGCGGTAGCGAATATCAAACGGGTGTACAATGAGCGGCTTCAAAAGCACGACTTCTTATAAGGAGGCATGAAGCGTGAGTGTTATCACCTATAAGCGCGGCGACAAAACCGCGCTGACGAAGAATTTCAGCCGGTACGAGTTCGACTGCCCGTGCGGCTGCGGAACTCAGATGGTAGACCCGGAGCTGGCCGAGAAGCTCCAGCGTATCCGGGATGTGGTCGGGAAGAAGATCAAGATCACTTCCGGCTACCGCTGTCTGAAGCGCAATCAGGACGCTGGCGGCGGTACGAATAGCCGTCACCGCTACGGTATGGCCGCCGATTGGAGGCTTGAAGATCGGAGCCTGAACCCGGTCGCTCTGGGTATCCTTGCCTCGGCGGTCGGCTTCGGCGGCATTGGCATCTACTGGTACGCCGGGAATATGTTCTGCCATGCCGATACGCGCGGGACAAAGGCGACGTGGCTGTGCGATGCAAAAAAGCACTACCCGTCCACGACCTACCTGAAGTTCGTCCTGCCGACCATCCGCCGGGGTTGCACCGGGGATGCAAACCGTGCAGCCACGAAGATGCTCCAGCGGCTGCTGGGGCTGACCCCGGACGGCATTTTCGGCGAGGGCACCGAGAACGCTCTGCTGAAAGCGCAGGAGGCGCACGGACTGGCCGTGGACGGCATCTGCGGCCCTGCCAGTTGGCGGGCAATTTCTGGGGCCAACAAGTATCTGTGACATAGGAGGAAACCATCATGGAAGCTATTCTGAGTTTTATTCCCGTGCCTGTCGCTGTCATTCTGATGGCGGCGGGTTTTATTTCGCTGGCAGTCGGTGGCATCCGGCTGGGCTACAAGGCCACCGTCAAGGATCTGGCGCTGGAGCTGGTCGAAAAAGCTGAACTGTCCATCATGGGCAGCGGGCAGGGCGCCAAAAAGAAGAAGCAGGTGTTCGCGGCTCTCCGCGCCAAGTGCCCGGCGGCTATCCGCTGGGCTATAACCGACGAGGTGCTGGACGCTGTTATCGAACACGCCTTTGATGTTATGACCGCAGCACTTGGCAAAAAGTCTTGACTGCTGCATGAGTGCCGTGTAAAATAGAGGCACTTGAAAAGCTTCGGCTTTTGTAGAGAGTGGCCCGGCATGGTCCACTCTTGATTTTATATTTGGCTGCTCCGGCGGCGCGCAAAAATCCCCCTCTGCTTTGTCGAAGCCCTGCGAACCTCGCGGGGTATGTGTAGGCAAAGTGGAGGGGGATTTTTTGTTTTCTTAGAACTTCATCTGCGCAGCATCTTCAACGCTCACGTCATCGATTACCTCCGAAGATCTCCGTTGTATACGCGAACCAGCACCCAGTCAGACAGGGGTTTGACGTTTCCGATCCAGTCCCGGAGGGCTTCATCGGTGCCGCAAGCCTCGCAGATGTACACGCCCTTGGCGTGGCGGCTCAATGCACCGTGGGTCAGCTTGTCCGGCATCCTCTCGCCGCAGCGGGGACACAGCGGCCAGCCCTGCTCCTGATCGGCCTGCATCCTGGCAATAATCTTTTCGTCTGTCATTGTTTAATCCCTCGTCAATTCATATTTTCACGTTCCCAGTCGACCCAGCGGTAAATTTCTTTGCCGGACATGGATTCCGGCTTGCTGGTCTTGATGTAGTCCTGCTGGCCGAAGATTTCCAGCCGCTCGATGTTGTGCGGGCTCTGGGTGATGATTTTCGCCGGGCGGCCAACCTCGCTGCCGGGGATCTCGATGCGGTACAGATACAGATTGCTGTCAAAATACCAATCGCTCTTGATGTACCGTTCTTCGGCATCCGTGCTCTCGATGGCCTCGATGTACTCGCTCAGCGCACCGAAGACTTCCAGCCGGGTGGGTGCTTTGTCGAAGTCGGTCACATCAAAGAGTTTGATGTAGGAGATTCGGCCACGCTCAACGGCAAACTCTTCGATGGTGCCGGAATATTTGTAAAGTTTCATCGTCATATCCTCCGAACGCCCGTATAGCCAGATAGCACAGCTTTCAAAATCACTTGCTCTGGGTGCTTGCCACGATTCCGCCAAGGCACAGCCAGTGGCGGCCATCGGCGTTGCGTTTCCATTCGCCGCCGAGCGTTTCAAATGCGGCAATCATGCCGTAGTAGCTGATCTCCGGCTCGGTAGGCAGCCTCTCTCCGTCATCGTTGTACTCGGCACGGCCGGCAGCAATGTCCATCTCGGCATCAGACCGGGCGTATGCCCACTGGTTATCCAGCCTTTCGGCCAGACGCTGGAGGGAAGCGCGAATATCGGAAATTTTCATGGTCTACTCCTTTACCATTCATAGGAGCCGCGCCGCTGGCTGGCTTCCATGCGTTCCTTTTCAATCATGGCGGCGATCCGGGACTTCTCTTTGATGCTGAGGCCCCAAGCCTTTTCACAGGGGATGGCAACAATGAAGCCGTCCTCATGGATGCCGTACTCATTGAAATCTTCATCAACGTACCGTTTGCAGTTGTGCGGTCGGTCGTTGAAGTCATATTCGACCTCATCAGGAATGCGGGTCAGCTTGCCCCTGATGGGGAAGTTGTTCAGCTTTGCAAATTCTCGGATGGTCATGGTGCTTCTCCTTACTCAATCGCTTCTTCAATGCTGCTGGTGGCATCTTCCAGACTGCTTACTGCATCGGACAGGCTTTCGCAGATCTCTTCGATATGCTCGTACCGTTCGCCGCTCTGGAAGTTTTCGGGGATGTTGTCCCGGTATTCTTCTTCCTCAGTCTGGATTTCCTCAAGCTGAGTCTGGAGGGTCTCAAGCTGATCAATGATGGCCTGCAGGGCCTTTCTGCGTTCTCTGTTCATATATATTCTCCTTGATTTTTCATCGGTGGGTGGTTATAATTAAAAAGCGAGGGCGGCGGCTCCTACCCGCCGCCCCGCCCTTCCGGTCTCCTATCCCAATCAGGGCGCCGGCGTGCTGGCGCTGCTGGAGCTGCATTTGCAGCGGCACAAGGTACAGCTGCGCACCGG